GATAAAGAAATAGAGGAAGAGGATAAACTGGATTCTTTTCCTCATGTGGACATATAAAAATAAAGAATTTAACGATCCGGGTGATAATTATGGGTTTGTGTATATTATCACTAACACTACCAATGACAAGAAGTACATTGGAAAAAAGTTCTTCTGGTCGATTAAGAGAAAAACAGTTAATAAAAAGAAACGACGAATTAAGGTTGAGTCTGATTGGAAAAACTATTGGAGCTCTTCCGAGGAAGTTAAAAAAGACGTCAAAGAACTTGGCAAAGATAAGTTTACAAGAGAAATAATTCATCTTTGTAAATCTAAGGGAGTAGCAAACTACTTAGAAGCTAAAGAACAATTTCTGCGCACAGTTTTAGAAGATAATGAAAAGTGGTATAATGGTATAATTAACTGTCGTGTAAATAAAACTCACATTAAACTATTATGACCTTTATCCTTTTACTTTTTGGCTCTGCTTTGTTTTTGTCAACAGTAGCAGCGTTCTACTCAATAGTTGGTTTAGTATCAATATTTCCAGCAGCTGAAATACCTATTATAATAATGGGTGTAAGTTTAGAAATATGTAAACTTGTTGCTGCTTCTTGGTTATATCGAAACTGGACTACATCTCCTGTAGCATTAAAATATTATTTTACTTTAGCTGTTCTTATTTTAACATTTATTACATCGATGGGTATATTTGGTTTTTTATCAAAAGCTCATATTGAACAAACAACTATATCAGGAGATAACACACTTCAAATACAACTTATAGACAAAAAAATACAGAGAGAACAAAAGAGAATAACTGATGCTGAGTTAGTTATATCACAACTTGATCAAGCAGTTCAAACATTAATGGATTATGATAGAGTACGTGGTCCAACAGGTGCAATAGCTACTAGAGAAAAACAAAAACCAGAAAGAAAAGAACTCAATATAATTATAGATGATGCACAAGTTATAGTTACAGATTTACAACAACAGAAGTTTGTACTTAATAAACAACAGATTGCATTTGAAGCTGAAGTAGGACCTATAAAATATATTGCTGACTTTATCTATGGAGAAGCTGATAAGAAGCTCATAGAAAAGGCTGTAAGAGGTGTTATAATTATTATAGTGCTTGTATTTGATCCTTTAGCTATAATTATGTTAATAGCAGCAAATAGAGAAGTAAGATTATATTATGGTGTAACTCCTGGTACCAGAAGAGGTAGACCTAAAGGAACAAAGAACAAAAAAACTGTTACAATTAATTTAGATGAATATGATGATACTAAAGAAGTTGTTGATAAGAATGATATATCTGAAATACCTAAAGAAGTGTTAGATAAAGTGTTTAAAAAAGAAAAAAAACCAAAGAAAGAACAACCAAAGAAAAATAGAACAAGAAATGCATTGTATTTCAATGATGAAGAAAAGTAACGTTGAACTTTATTTTATTTAAAGTTACAATATAAGTTCAACAAAAAAGGTGATATATGATAATTGTAGATTATTCACAAACTGTGATTTCCAATATTATGGCTGAAATTGGAAATAATAAAAAAGCCAATCTAGAAGTAAATTTAATTCGTCATATGGTTATTAATACTATACGAAGTCATTACAAACAATTTAAAGATGAATATGGTGATATGACAATTGCATGTGATAGTAAAAAGTATTGGAGAAAGGACTTCTTTCCTTTTTATAAAGCTAATAGAAAAAAAGTTAGAAAAGAATCTGGACACGACTGGAATCTTATTTTTGATACTATCAATATGTTAAAGAAAGAACTCAAAGATAACTTCCCATGGAAGGTTGTAGAAGTAGAAGGTGCAGAAGCTGATGATATTATAGCAACATATGTGAAGAATAAACATCCTGGTGAACCAGTAATTATAGTATCGGGTGATCATGATTTTATGCAATTGCAAAAATTTGATAATGTAAAACAGTGGTCTCCTATAAAAAATAAGTATGTTGTATGTAATGGTGATCCAAAAGATATTTTATTTGAACATATTATAAAGGGTGATAAAGGTGATGGTGTTCCTAATGTACTTACTGACGATGATGCTATCGTTGAAGGCAAAAGACAAAGACCGATACAATCTAAAAAATTAGAAGCATGGAAAAGTAATCCTACCGAAATGCCTCAGGATAGTGGATTTATTAGAAACTTTGAACGTAATCAAACACTTGTGGATTTATCAAGAATACCAAACGATATTGAAACAGAAATACAATTAGCTTTTATAAAAGCTGAGCCACCATTTGATATGGATATGAATAAAAATATTCTTATGGATTATTTTAATCAACATAAACTTAATAAGATGATAGAATCAATTGAGGAATTTGTATGAAAAAATTATTATCAGAATTTTTCGATATTGTAGAAAAGCAATCAAACGATACAGATAGAATAAACTTAATTTTAAATGAATCTAAAAACGATAACTTTTTAAAGTGGATGTTAAGAATTAATTTTGATCGAGATAACATTAAAATGTTATTGCCTGAAGGTACTCCTCCTTATAAAAAAATAGAAGATAGACCAATGGGGTATGAGGAAATAACACTGTATAAATCACAAAGAAGATTTTATATATGGTTAGATCCTAAACAAAATCTAACAAAAATGAAAAGAGAGTCACTCTTTATTGAATTATTAGAAAGTTTACATTATACTGAAGCTGATTTATTTTGTTTAATTAAGGATGGTAAACTTACAGAAAAATATCCTTCTATAACTGAATGTTTAGTTAGAAAGATATTTCCTAAGTTACTGCCACCTGCAACTGAACCTCAGCCAACTGTGAAAAGAGGTAGAGGTAGACCTAGGAAGGAAAAGTGATGAAATATTTAAATTATGGTGTGTCTAAAAAAAGTAGAAAACTTGGTATTAAACCTTACTCTAAACGTAAAGTATTACCAGCTCATTTACAAGGCGATATAAATGAAAAGAAGTTTACACTTGAACAGTCTGGTGTATTTCCAAGAGAGACTAAAAAAATTAAAAGTCTTAACATTGACAACTTTTCACCGTGTGTCAAGAAAGAAAGAAATGAGTACACCGGTTCGAATATGCTTGGCGTTAGTACTTTGCATAAGTCTAATTCCGTTCCCGTTTTTAACGATAATGATCTTGTCGATCATGCTAATATGAGGAGAAACTGATGCAATACAAATATTCAATAGTCCAAGAAAATATGAATGATAAGAATAAAGTAACATTTGAATTTACTGCAGTAGACGAAGATGAATTTGTTGATAACATATCTTCGTTTATGAATATGATTGGATGGAATGAAGGTGGTCGTTTAGAAATGATCAATACATGTTCTCTATATGATGATATTGATTCTGAAGTTGATGAGTATGATTCTAATTATAGAAATCCTGAAGTAGAAGGTTTTATGAATTTTGAATATCCAATAACTTCAACTTATGATAGTGGTGGAGGTCAAATGGATTATACCTTTACTTCTTCTGATATGGACAATATAGTTGATAGACCTTCACAACCTACATATAGAGTAGATTCTATCTATGTAACAAATGATGATGAACCTTCTTATTATGGAGCTTAGTATGAGAAGGTTTTTTTCATTAGAGTACAAAACTATGGATAGTAAAGGTCGTGAAAAGAATGCAAAATTTGTTGGTATTTTCCAATCTGAAGAAGAAATTGAAAAAGCTAAACAACAGTTGTTGAAAGAGACTACTAATAATATTTCTTTTCAAGTTTATAATCACGAACATGTTTTTTAATAAATAAAATTATATGGCAACATACACATTTAGAAATAAAGAAACTGGTGAGATTGAAGAACATAAATTTTCAGTTCACAAACATCAAGAATTTAAAGACAACAATCCACATTTAGAGCAAGTGCATCTAACTGTTCCTGCGTTAGGTGATCTTGTTCGCATGGGCATGAAAGGACCCGACGATGGCTTCAGAGAAGTTATGTCTAAGATTAATGAAAAGGTTGGTAGTAAAAGAAATAATCTTAGAGATAAACTTTCAAGATCGTAATGTATAAGGTGATCAATATTAACCTTAACTTAAAGGACTTATATGTCAAGAAAGTCTATTTTAAAAAGCAGTACCCTTCCTCAATCACTAACAGTTGTTAATAATAAATTAAAGGTAAAATTAGAAGATCTACATGAAATAGAAGCATTAACAGCAAACCAACAAAGATTTTTTCAATTATATAATAATTCAAATTTTATTATGCTACATGGAGTATCTGGTACAGGAAAAACCTTCATAGCACTTTATAAAGCACTCAAACAAGTTCTTTCCAAAGACTACTCAAAAGTAGTTATCGTTCGTTCAGCAGTTCCTACAAGAGAAATAGGACATCTTCCTGGCGATGAAAAAGAAAAGTGTGAAGTATATGAAAAGCCATATATGGATATATGTGCAGAGTTGTTTAACAAAAAAGATGCTTATCAAAGACTAAGTGAACAACATAATATTCAGTTTATGATAACTTCATTTATTAGAGGAATAACTCTTGATCGATCTATAATTATAGTAGACGAATGTCAGAATATGACTGACATGGAACTTAATAGTATTATGACAAGAGTTGGTGAAAATACTAAAATTATATTCTGTGGAGACTTTAGACAAACAGATCTATATAAAAGATATGATCAATCTGGTTTGCAAAAGTTTATGTTAATTACGGATATGATGCCTTCAGCAAAATCTGTTGAGTTTGATCACGAAGATATTGTAAGATCTAAATTAGTAAAAGAATATATAGTTGCACGATCATGTTACGAGGATATGTATGAAACTAAGTAAAAACTTTTCCCTTAAAGAAATGACGAAGAGCCAAACAGCTCTTCGTCGTGGTAT